GAGATGGCTTGGTTGAAAGAACAATCCGTGAGGCGAGAGCGATGGCAGCTGGCAATGTCACTGCTGATAAATGGGTTAGGATTCGGGCTTGGATTGCTCGTCATCTTCCTGATTTGGATAGTCCCGCCGCAAGACCTGATTCGCCTGATTATCCTAGCCCTGGTGTAGTTGCACACTTGCTTTGGGGATCAGGCCCATCAAAGAGAGCAGCACAACGAGCACTCACTTATGCAGAAGGTGTAGTTGCTAGAATTGAAGAAGAAAATGAAGGCCGAGCGAAAGGCGAAGCATTGTCAAAGATAGAAACACGCAGAACTCCAACCTCCATCGAGGTTCGTGAAGAAGGCGATGGCATGAGATTCAGTGGCTACGCTGCTGTATTCAATTCTGCTAGTGAGCCTCTGCCTTTTATCGAGAGAATCGCACCAGGTGCATTCCGCAAATCCCTGAGAGCCCGCAATGACATCAAGTTCCTTTGGAATCACGATGCTGGCGAGGTTCTTGGCTCAACTCGTGCTGGAACTCTTATGCTTACAGAAGATGACAAAGGTTTGAGGGTTGATGGTCTACTACCGAACACTTCTCGTGGTCGTGATGTTGCTGAGCTGCTACGCCGTGGAGATGTTGACGCAATGAGCTTCGGCTTTAGTGTTCCTGCTGGAGGAGATTCATGGTCAGAGGATGGCTCAGAGAGAACCTTGAATTCGGTTCGTCTATTCGAGGTCTCCTTGGTTAGCTGGCCAGCATATACCGCTACGGCTGGCACTGTTGCTGTTCGTGGCCTAGACAAGATTGCTAAGAGAGCTGACATTGACGCTGATGCTCTAGCAGATGCTGTTTACAAACTTGAGGAAGGCGAAACTCTTACCGAGGATGAGGGTCGTCTAATTCAGCAAGCCGTAGAAACCCTGATGCCAAAGTCAGAGGGATCAGAACCTAGCGATAATTCGGTTGGACAGGCTATGCTGGCACTGAAGAAGAAGAAGCTCGAACTACTACTGAATGGAATCTAAGATGCCAAGCAAAGAAGAAATCAAAAAGGCTCTCCTAGCTGCCGCTGGAAACCCTGAATCAGGTGCAATCGTTTCGGTTGTAGATGACATGGCTAAGGCAGTAGAGAAGCTTCTGAAGCCAGAAGAAACTGTTGAAGTTGCTTTTGACAAGACCAATAGAGAAACACGGGTCACCGCACCTATCGAAAAGCGGTAAGCACTAGCCTCCTGTTTTCTTGGTTCAGGGGGCTTTGCTATGTCTAGCGTGTCCTACCTCCTGTAAACTTTTACTATCGGATGTGAGTTAGCTCTGCCGTGTTCAGTTGAGCGTCAACGCCACTGGTAAATCATTAGTAAGAGAAATAAAGGAGACTAAATGTCTGAGTTTGTAAAGGCTCAGCAGGAGCTCCGTGCCAACCTCACTGAGCAGATTCGAGATGTAATCGAAGGTGCTGAGAAGGAAGGCCGTGGGCTTGACGCTGCTGAACTTGAGAAAATTGACCGCATTGAGGCCGACATCCGCAAGGCTGACGAGACCATTGCTGTCGCACAGCGTAACGAGGAACGCCGCCTAGAGGCTTCCGTTGCTGCTAAGGGATTTGTTCCATCGGTGAGCGAAAGCCGTTCAGCCGCTGACATTTTCCGTTCACTTGCCAAGGGAGAAGAGCGTAACTACGAGTTCACTCGTGCTGCTCTAACTCCATCATCCAACACCGTTCCTAAGTCGTTCTACGACCAGGTATTCGATGTTGCTCGCCTAGTAGGCCCAATGCTAGAGGTTCCAGAGGTTATCAACACCACTTCCGGTGAAGACCTAACCATCCCAACCCTAACTGCCTACAGCACCGCTACCTTGACCTCCGCTGGTGGAACTGTATCGGCTTCCGAGCCTACCTACAGCTCAATCACTCTCGGAGCTTACAAGTATGGCTTCCTCATCCAGGCCGCCAACGAGCTAGTAACAGACGCTGGTTTCGACCTAGCTTCTCACCTTGCTAACCAGGCTGGTAACGGCATTGGTTACGGTGTGAACAATGTTCTAACCCTAGGTGACGGATCTGACAAGCCACGAGGCATTGTTCCTGCTGCTGGTTCTGGTATCACTGGTGGAACTGCCGTAACAGGCCAGTTCACCGCTGACAACCTGATTGACCTTGCTTACTCGGTTGACGGTGCAGTTCGCCGCATGCCAGGTGCAGCATTCATGGCAAACGGTGCAACCATCGGAAAGATGCGTAAGCTCAAGGACACCGCTGGCAACTACCTATACCAGGTAGGCGTTGGCTACCCTGACACCTTCGCTGGCTTCCGTGTAATCGAGAACCCACACATGGCGGACACTGGCCTTTCGGCAAAGTCTGTATTGTTCGGTGACCTCTCGTCATACAAGGTTCGTGTAGCAGGTGGAATCCAGGTTGCTTCTAGCCAGGACTTCGCATTCAACACCGATCTGACCACATGGAGATTCTTGATTCGCCTTGACGGTGACATCACTCACAGCTCCCATGTCAAATACTTCATCGGAAACGCTGCTTAGTTTCTGACGAAATAAGCGAGACCCACCCAAGTTGTAGGTTGCTTGGGTGGGTTTCTTTTTATACACTGTGACTATGGCAACCTACGACCTACTAAAAGCTGCTATCGCATTCGGTAGCAATTCACCTGGAACACCTACTGGTTACGGACAGCAGGGCAAGCAACTAATCACTCGCATGCTTAGGCATGGAATGAAGGTAGCTGCTCTCAGTAACTACGGACTTGAAGGCCAGCAAACAGAGCTAGTATTCGGTTCAAATAAAATCCCACACTACCCAAAGGGACTGACACTTTATTCTGCGGATGTCTACCCAATTTGGGCAGCAGACTTCCACGGCAAGCATCCTGACTACAAGCCGTATCTAATGACGCTCTACGATGTTTGGGTTTACAACCAGATGGACTATAAGGGCGACATAATCTCATGGGTTCCGATGGATCACCTAACCATCACACCAGCGGTTAGAGAGTTTCTAATAAAACCAAATGTCATTCCTGTAACGATGGCTCCACATGGTCAAGAGATTATGGAAGGGCTCGGTTTGGAATCTACCTACATCCCTCACGGTATAGATACGAATGTCTACAAACCTACATTTGAGATTTCAGGAAAAGATGTAAGAGAGTTTATGGGAATTCCTGAAAATGCATTTTTAGTCGGAATAGTTGCAGCTAACAAATCAAATGGTCAGATTCATCGCAAGGCTTACGCTGAAAACTTGCTTGCCTTCGCTATGCATCTCAAATCGCATCCAGATAGTTTGCTTTACATTCACACTGAACCAGGCAGAGGCTACGGTGGATTTGACATTGCTGTTCTACTAAAGGCAATGGGAATACCTAAAGACAATGTTCTTATGCCAGACCCATACTTACTCAGAGCCGGATACCCAGAAGAACACATGGCTGGCTTCTACACGGCTATGAATGTTCTACTCAGCACCTCATACGGAGAAGGCTTCGGTATACCGACAGTCGAGGCACAAGCCTGTGGCACACGAGTTATCACAAGTAACTACGCCGCATCTAAAGACCTAGCCTCAGAAGATAGCTGGAAGATTGATGGTCAGCCGTTCTGGGATGAGGCTCAAGGAAGCTTCTTCCAGATACCTTCGGTCAATTCGATAGTCAGGGCACTAAACGAAGCTTATGAAGCAGATCGTGGCAGAAGCGATAAAGCAATCGCCTTCGCTAAGCAGTTTGATGCCGACAAGGTATGGAACGAGAACTGGGTTCCGTTCTTCAAGAAACTACTCAAGTGAAGCTTCTAGCCCTAGCTCCGTTCCCGTTCTTAGGCGGGCAATTCGGTGGTGCAGAGAGAATACAAAATCTGCTCGGGCGAATAGAAAATCAAATAGAAGTCTTAGTGCCACACATGGCAGAGCCAGTCAGAATAAATGCTGGTCACATAACCATGACTGCTCTATCTACTCCACATCACCTAAGACATAAAGAGTGGGACTTGCAGATTATCGAGAGTGCTGAACAAATCTTTACCCCGATAGTCGAACTGATAGACCCAGACCTAATCATCCTTGAGCATCCTTGGCAGGTAGATGCAATCAAGGGCAGGAAGTTTATCTATGACGCTCACAATAACGAGACTGCCCTAAAGAAGGTCATCGGCGGAAAAGAAATACAAGAAGCCACCGAGAGAGTAGAAAAGCTCGCTCTACAAGCTGATCATATTACTTACTGTTCGGTTGCAGACAACATCGAAACAAAAAGCCCAATGACCCTCATACCAAACGGGGTCAATCTGCCAGCAGAAGTAAATACATCAGGATTCGGTTCAAAGATTCTGCTGTTCGTGGGTAGTGCTCATCCGCCAAACATAGGAGCAGCCATCACCTTAGCTAACTTAGCTAAGCTCCTGCCTGAGTATGAAATAGTCATCGCTGGGCAATGCAGCAAGTTCGTCAGTTCAGATGAGCCGAATGTCAGGCTACTGGGTCATGTAGAACCAACCACGCTTCATCAGCTTTTCTTACAGGCTCACGCCTTTGTAAACCTGATGGGCGGAGGATCAGGAACATCCCTGAAAGTCATCAAGGCAATCAGCTACGGGCTACCTGTTATTAGCAGTGTCATCGGAGCCAGGGGCTACAGCACGGGCTGTTTGATAGCTAGAACGGCTCAGGAAGTCATGGAATGGCTGGATAAGCTAAAGACACCACTTCAATACAAAAGTGTCTCAGAATCGAACCTAGAGCTTGCCAAGGGGTATTCATGGGATGTCATTGGCAAGCGGTTCAATGAGGTTGTGCATTCGGTATGATTCCGGTTATTGGCTTGGCTACCCTAACTAAGTTTGACCTAGCAGACAGGCTTATTGCAAGCATCAATTACCCAGTAGAGCATCTGATTGTCGTAAACAACTCGGGTAAGCAGACATGGCAACCTACCAAGCCAGATGTCGTAGAGAAGATGTGGCACATAGAAGTCCCCTATGGGCTAGGACTGGTTGGAGCATGGAACCTGATTATCAAGTCAACACCCTATGCCCCGTATTGGGTATTAGTAAATGATGATTGTGTCTTTGATCCCGAAGCTTTAGAGAGGATTGAAGCTGAGGTGGATACAGAGGCTTTGAATTTTGCCAAGATAAGCCATGTGCCTTGGTCTGCTCCAATATTCGGTGAGGGCTGCATAAGACGAGCTGGTTTGTATGACGAGGCTTTTTACCCGATTTACTTCGATGACAATGACTTGGAAAGACGCATTGTGCATGCGGGCGTGCCTATCAAGTATTTATCAGCCGTAATCCATCACGACTTAGAAGCCACTAGAAAAGATTTCTTAGAGCAGAATCGAGTTACTTGGCCCAGAAACGAGCAGAGACTACAGGAGAAAATAGTAAATAACGACTATTCGGTTCACGGCTGGAGCCTAGATGTTAGAAGGGCTAATCGGTGGGACTAAGAATCTACAACGGTGGCACTTATGACCTCTTTCACTGGGGTCATGTCGAGATGCTTAGAAGGCTCAAAGAGTTTGCTGGGCCAGACGGCGTATTGATAGTTTCTATAAATACCGATGAGTTTGTGGAGCAATTCAAGGGCAAGAAACCCATTATGACTACCGAGGAAAGAGCTAGGGTAGTCGCCGCCTGTCGCTATGTAGATGAGGTAATAATCAATCATGGCGGGCAAGACAGCAAACCTGCAATCCTAGAAGCTAGGGCTGACTTTGTAATTACAGGAACAGACTGGTCTGACAGAGACTACAACGCTCAGATGGGCTTTACAAGAGAATGGCTGGAGACTAATAAAGTCGGATTCGGTTTCCTGCCTTATACATTAGGCATTAGTTCTACTCAGCTAAAGAAAAGGATAAGAGACAGATTTGAAGCTTCTGGAAATTTATGAAAAGTATAAGTTGCCCGATAAAGGTGGCGACAAGGGAACACAGCATAGCTACATGGATGTCTATGCCTCAATCCTTCAGCCAGATAAAGACTTACTAGAGATAGGCGTTTGGCAGGGACATAGCCTAGCTATGTTTACTGAGTTTTTTACTGGAAATGTGGTTGGCTTAGATTGGGACTTGAGCAATAACCTGTTCGGCAATAGTGCCATTTTGTGCGATGCTACAGATCCTAAGCAGATTGCCAAAGCTTTAGGCAACAGCCATTTTGACTACATTATTGATGACGGCAGCCACTTGCTAAACCATCAACTAGCAAGCTTTCAGCATCTCTGGCCCTATCTGAGAGTAGATGGCATTTACTTCATAGAGGACATAAATGGCTCGGAGCATTTTGAGGAACTCAAAGCATTTGTAAGGGGATTCAAGGGCATTAGGCTTTACGAATGGGATTTACGGCATGTCAAAAATAGGCATGACGACATTTTGCTTGGTATTCAAAAGGTAGAATAAAAGCATGGCACTCACTAACGCATACTGCACTCTGCAAGAAGTAAAAGACGCACTCAGAATTACAGATTCGGTTGACGACACGATTCTGGAGCTAAGCATCGAAACGGCTTCTCGCCAGATTGATGACATCTGCGAGCGTCAGTTCTATCAAACCGTTGGTGCTACCAGAGTATTTGCCCCCAGAGACAGTTTCGTGTGCGAAATTGATGATTTGGTCAGTCTTACCAGTCTCAAAACCTCTACCGCTGCTGATGGAGTGTTCGATGTGACTTGGGCAGCTAAGGACTACCAACTAGAGCCACTAAACAGCCTTGCTGGGGGCATCCCTTCTCCTGCTACGCAAATCAGAGCTATTGATGACTACTGGTTCCCGCTTGCAATGGAAGAAGCAACCGTGCAGGTAGTTGGAACATTCGGTTGGAGCTCAGTGCCACGAGCAATCAAGATGGCAACGATTCTTTTGTCTATGAGACTTTACAAGCGTATGGATTCACCACTTGGTGTTGCTGGCGTGGGCGAACTGGGCGTTATCCGTGTAAGCCGTATTGACCCAGACATCGAAGCCTTGATTATGCCATTCAAGAAAATGAGGATGGCTTAGTGAGCATCAGTGACATCAGAGACGGCTTAGCAACTAACCTAGCTACCATCCCTGGGCTGAGAACAGCGTCTGAGCTAATTGATAATCCAAGCCCCCCAGTGGCTTTAGTTGGCTTGGAATCAGTTGAATACGATCAGGCTTATCAAAGCGGTCTAAACCTTTATACATTCACCATCACAGTAATAGTTGGTCGTGCAGCAGAACGCACGATGCAAAGAAAGCTTGATTCTTACATGTTTCCTTCAGGCGAGCAGTCTGTCAAGGTTGCGGTAGAATCAGACAGGACACTATCGGGTTTGGTTCAA